TTACTACCCCCAGATATAATGACCCTTAAATTATTATAATCAACCCCTTCATGTTTTGGTTTGATAGAGAATAATGGGTTACCAGTTTGGTCTGTTACCTTGTTGGTAGTTATTTCACCGATAGTTGCCTGAGAAGCCCCCCCAGTAATAGTAGCAGTATCTACAGTAACAGCATCTGTATCTACTGGAACAATAGTTAGAAATTGTGTAGTTCCTGATTTTGAATATATAACATTAGATACACCAGCCTCGGCTTTTATGGCTAAGATTATGTTTTCTATTGTTTCATCATTATCATTACTAAAATTGATAGCATCTAAATCCTCTCCATCAATAGTAAGGTTTACGATATTACCAGTTATTAAATTACCTCCTATAATTATTATAGCGGTATTAGGTTGTTGAGCTTTTATGGCTGTCAAACTAGAAGCATCTGTTATGTCAGAGTAATGGGCTACCCTACAAAATCTTACTGCTCCCCCTTGTTCTAGTATTTTCTTGCAAAACCTTGGTGCATCTGAATCGGCCATTAATCCTCCAAATTCTTTTACCCAAGCTGGCCAAGAATTAAATACCCTATCTGGTTTGTTTATCCCCCCTCTTATGGATTGGCCCATAACAAAATTAACCCCACCTAAATTTGATATTTCTGGTAGAGTTAAATTTGTAGTATTAAAACTAACTTTTGGTGCTGGCATCTCTTAATATTTTAAATTCTTATTTTTAATAATGCTTTTTGGGCTTGTTAAATTTATCTTCTATAGTATCCCAATGTTTATAAAGAGGTAGTTTAAATACATTTGGTAGCAATTCCATTATGGTTTGTAAAGCCCCATATACTAAAGCAGCCCATACATTTAAACCAAAGAAAATTACTAATATAGCTAAGCCAGCCCATGTATAAACAAACCTACTGGTTTTAAAAAATTTATAAAAAGCAGTAGTCTTAAAATCCTTTACACTTAATGTTTTTGTTTTCATATTCCCTATTTTTTAATTAAAAGTAAATTTATATTCCCTGTTATAGTTTATACCCAACCATATTTCATATTCATCAATACGCCTATGTATTAAACCATTTAATTTTATACCACCAGATGTGATATACCTATTTAACCAAAATTCTTTAAGAGCTTTTTCTGCCCTATTATTAACCCTAATATATAAACCTTCGGAAATACCACAATTATAAGCATGGCTAACCAAAGCGTCAAATTGATGTTGGTTAACTTTTATTTTTAAGTTAGCCTTTACTAAATTTTCGAATTTAGTAATATCTTTTTCCAGAAGAGCATCTGCTTCTTCTATGGTATTTACAGTATTATATGGTAATATATCAGCCATAGTAGGGAATCTACTTTTAGTAGCAAATTTACCATCTACAACTAAAGCGTGTCCCCAACCTACAGTCCATATGGGATCTTTTCCACGGGCATCTAGTTTAGGTTGTAAACCTATAACAGATTTATCCCCATCATGTAAGTTTTCATAACTCCTAATAAAGTTTAAGAGCTTTTGTGAAACTCTTAATTCAAAAGCTTCTTTTTTCATAAGCAAAGGGTGTATTCTCATATTTAAATAATTTTTTTCACTTCTAAAAGTTATTAATTTAATTATACCTTCTTTTAGATTTTTACACCTATAAAAACCCCAACCATTAAGTGTTATTAAACCATCTATATAGCCTATAATATAAATTGGGAAAAACAAGTCTGCCATACCAAAATTTTTATCTTGGGCTTTAAACATCATATATAAGATATAAAGTATACATCTTAATGCAAAATATTTCTTTACATATCTAGGTATACGGTATCTTACTAACCAATATCCAAATATAAGGTGGGCATATGCCGCAATTAATATTAATAAAGCTACAGTGTGAACCCAATTGGGTAAACCCCATAAATAATCATTATATCTATAGAAGTCCATATTTTTTTATTTAGAGAATTTATCCACGAAATTATTAAAGGCTTTTACTACAACATCTATCAACTTACTTACCGCTAATATTATTTCAACCTTTATTTTAATAGCTAATGGTAAAGCCATTATACCTAAAAAGAAACATAACGTTAAAGTAACACCTTCTGGTATATTAAAACCTTTACTTATTTCATACCCTAACCATACAAAAACCATAGACATCAACATAGTTATAAATATATCAGCTTTAGTTGGTGATTCCTCAGGGGTGTCTTTATATAACATATATATAGCTACTAATGGAGCCGTTATACCTAATACAAGGAATTTTATAGCTATAGTATTAAATGTTATATTACTTAAATCTATAAAACCTTCCCCTATAGGTTTGAAAGTTAATAAGAAAAAGTAAGTGTATGTTCGGTTTATTAGTTTCATCCTAATTAAGTTTCTCCTATTATTTAAGGTTAAGGTAATTTAGTCTTTTGTTTTGGTTTTTAAAATGCCCCAGGTGTATTGTGTACCCTTAATATAGTCCCTATTAGTGATAACCTTTGAGCATCTGTTATAGTTTTATTAATTACAGTTAAGTGTTTTAAATCCCCTAGGAATTGAAAATTAGATGTTATATTTCCCCCACTATCTCCTTCTGCTCCACCTATTATAATATTACTATTGTTAGTGTTTATACTATTACCATAAGAAGCTGTTATAGTTTCTTCAATTTTATTTCTAAAATATCTACAACCTGATAGTAGCCCATTTAAAGGTTTTGAACCAGTTGAAACTAACCATGTATCTAAAGGATTCCTACTAAAAGTACCTGTTCTTCCTGCATTACCAAAAGCTTGTACAGAAGTATAAAATAATATACAATTATTTGGAGAGAAAAAATTAGGTTCACCAAATGATATTAATAAACCATATTGTGTAGCTGAATCATTATAAGGTGCTCCAGTACTATATTCTATACTAGGGTCCATCCTGATAAGGGCTATTATTTCTAAAGCTGGAGAAGGCTCTGAAAAAGTATAATTAGCTTTTAGATTTTTACCCGACCTTAGATCAAAATAACAATCATTAACTATAGGTTTCTCATTTTCTATTGTTTGTGTTAAATGATTACCATTCACTGAATATATTTTATCTACTAAATTACCTGTAGCTTTATAACCAAAACTATGGTCTACTGAAAATACTATATTATCTAATACTTCTATATCCTTTAAAGCGGATATTATCATATTAATTTGTTTTGGTTTTATATTAGAACCCCCATCATTTATAATAGAGGTTATAAAAGACTCTGTTTCAGTTTCTAGTTTATAATTTATATTTCTAAAATAATATTCTACATTGTAACCATCATCACTTCTTACTACCAACTCCATATAAGTATCCACTAAGAAATCAGTATTCCCAGTTCTTTGTGCTCTTAATCCTTCTGGATTATATACTACTGGTTCATCTAACCCAGCAGCATCTAAATCTTGTTGTTTTACTTTTATAAGGGCTATAGCTACCCCTTTTACCACGGTATTTATAGTTGTAAACTCAACTATACTTATATTATCACATGGGGCATAATTATAAGTATCTGAAATTATTTTACTTAAGTCTAATACTGCAGTTTTTATATTTTGTGGTTCTGGACCTGATTCACCTGGCTCTCCCTGTGGTCCTTCTGGACCCTGTGGTCCTTCCGGTCCCGCTGGGCCTTCTGGACCTTGAGGTCCTTCTGGGCCTTGTTCACCTTGTGGGCCTTGGGGACCTTCTGGTCCTATTTCTCCTTGGGGTCCTTCTGGGCCTTCTGGACCTTGCGGTCCTATGGGTCCTGGATTACCTTGTAAACCTTGAGGACCTTGATTTCCTTTTTCTCCTTTTTCTCCTTGGGGTCCTTCTGGACCCTGCGGTCCCGCTGGGCCTTCTGGACCTTGCGGTCCTTCTGGGCCTGTGGATCCTTGGTCACCTTTTATACCTTGTGGGCCTTGTTCCCCTTGTTCACCCTGCGGTCCCGCTGGGCCTAATTCTCCTTCTGGTCCCTGGGGGCCAATAGGACCTTCAGGTCCTTGGTTTCCCTGGGGGCCTTGTGGACCTACTTCTCCTTGTGGTCCCTTTATTGGACCCAAGTTATTCCAGGAGGAACCATCCCATACATATAAATCACCAGAAACTAAATAACCATCATTAATATCACTACTTGCTGGTAAATCAGAAGGATCACCACTACCTATTTCGCCTTTTATTATTATACCAGATCCCGCTGGGCCTTCGGGACCTGGTTCCCCTTGTGGTCCCGAAGGTCCCATAGGGCCGGCAGGACCAGGTATACCTTGATCTCCTTTTGGTCCTTGGTTTCCTTGCGGTCCCATTGGTCCTTGGTTTCCTTGCGGTCCAGCTGGGCCTGGGTTTCCTTGTTCACCTTGTGGGCCTTGGGGACCTTCTGGTCCTATTTCTCCTTGGGGTCCTTCTGGGCCTTCTGGACCTTGCGGTCCTATGGGTCCTGTTGGGCCTTGTGGACCACTTGGTAATTCTGTTGGTAAATAATAAATACCGGGTGTTGGGTCTACTAAGTTTTCATATTCCTCTAATGTTATAAAAGCTATAGATGTAAAAGGTTCTGTACTTTCACCACTTCTTTCAATATTGGTATTCCAGGGACCAATTAAATTAGAAGACCATAATATTTTCCCATCATCCGCTTTTACATAAGTTATATTATTATCATTATTTATAGAAAATATACCCTTATTATCGCCGCTATGATAAAAATTATAGGTTGGTAGGTTATCAGTTAATCCTACAGAGATTTTCTCGTTATCTCCTATGATATCAATAGATTCTAAGTCTAAGTTTGAATTAACTAAATTTAGGTATAAATTATCAAATAATAGCGATGTAGTTTGAATTAAAGCATCTAAATCATTTATATCTATAACAGTATCTAGTAAGTCTAAACTAGAATTACCTAAATTAATCCTAGAACCATTTTGTAAAAGTAGGTTGGAATTATCTTTTATTTTGAGTATACCGTTTTCAGTTATCTCGAAATTAGTAGCTACTAATTTTAATATCTTATTAATGGTAGCCTGTGAGGAGTTGTTTAATATAGCTTGTAAACTATTTTCTGAAACTGTATCACCACCATCATTTTCATCGGTGCCTAATTCATTTATTATACGCTGAAAAACTTCTCTGAATACCTTAACCTTTAAACGGTTATTATCTGGTAATTTAGAGAAGATTTCATCAATTAAATCCTGGATATTCATTTTATTTCAATTTCTAAATCATTAATAGATAGATTCTTTATTGCAGGTATTTCCCCGGGTATCTCTTTTGGCCCTATTTCCATTATATCCTTAATTTCATACCTAAAACTTTTTTCCTTTATGCCTTGATCCCAATTGGTTTCTGTATGTGAAAGGTATTGTATCATTATATTAGAATGAGGGTTTAGTATTGCTTGATCTGCCCATTTCAAATAACCCCTCCTGGGTATAGATGATATTATTATAGAATTTAATACTCTTTCTTGTTCTACACTATTTGATATAAGTCTTATGTAAAAATAATAATCTGATAATTGGGTCAGAAATGAATTATCTATAGCTTTATAATTACCGTTTTCTTTTTTTTCAAAAGTTTTAGTAGTATCTATACCTAATTCACCCGGTAGGAATGACTCTGATTCTATGACTATCCTGGGGGGTTTAATTTGACCCCTGTCTTCTTGTGTACCATTACTAAATAATTCTACAGCATAACCTTTTTCTGCTGCTATTATCTTAACATCATGTTTTAACCTTTTTTGCTCAGATTCAGCTATAGCTGGTTCTGGATTATCTATACTATAATTATCTACATCTGGAAAATAACCTTCTTTAACTATAATTTCTTTTATAGCCTTGAATATAGATCTTTCAATCAATTGTTGCGTTATTGGTAAAGCCATTAATAAGTTAATTTAGGTGTAACACCAGTTCTTTTTTTAATCTCATTACGTACATGCCATAATATAAAACCTTTTAATCTTTTACTACCACCAAACTGTTTATAAGATGGTTTCCATAAAGGTCTAGCTTTTATATTTCTTACAGCACTACCATTTTCTAATATGTTTGCTATTTTTATAAGTGTTAAATTATTATTTGTCCTACCTTGATGCCTAGTATACCTTTTTAAACCTATTGATATATTGTTTCCGTCCCTATATATTTTTATAGAACGATAATATAAACCAGTCATCACATATAGATTTTCTGGGTCAAAACCCTTTTTTCTTTTATATTTAGCATATTTCTCAGAAACTGGGGGCCAACCTATTTTACCCCCATTCTCTCTAATATTTCTTCTTACTATTCTCTTTAATTCTTGGGCTGCTCTTTTTTGGCCAGCTATACTTCCCTTTTTTATAGCGGGTTCTAATTGAATTAAGAGGTTTTTAGTAATATACCAATCACCAAATTTTTGTATGTTTATTTTAGGATTATAAAACTTTTTATTTGCCATAATATAAAAATTCAACCTCATATCAAATAGGAATATGAGTACTGTATATTCGTTTATACTTGTCTAATTCCAGTATAATAATAGAAAAGGTATTATTAACTTCTCTTACCGGTCTACATTATATGAGGGTTTGATTTATCATAATTTACTTTTTGAATAAAAAAGGCACATCCAATAAGCATCTATTGTACATAGCTATACTTCCTGCTGCGTTTGGATGAGAATCATCTTCAAACAAATTAATATCCCTTCCTTGGCTTATATCGTTGTTTAATGCAAGGGCTAAGTCGAATCGCACTGAAGGTATTTTGTACTCTTCGACAATATTCAAAATAGCATTATGTGTACTATTGTGATTTGTTTCTGTCCCTTTCAGCGGAATTACATTAAGAATCGGCTTTATACCTTTTGCTATTAACGAATCTAATATTGTTCGATACTGCGACTCTGTACCTCCTGCATTAGTTCCTATAGTAAGCATTAACCACTCTGGACGTGTGATGTTCAACTCACTTTCTATCTTGTTTATAACGCCCTGTACAACCCCTGCCGACCTACCGGAAACATTAGCTTCCCTTATGCAATTTGTTTGTACAAAGTCAAACCAACGCATATCTGAATTTGGATCGTTATTCGTGAGCCTATCACCTTCGGTAATAGAGTCTCCCATCACTTCGAGAACTGATCTAGGAACACTAACTCTATACTTAGTTATTTCAAGGCTTGACCCCGATTGCAAGAAAACTTTAAGAGAATCTTTGTCGGTGAAGTAGGTATAACTTGTAGATATTAATTGTAATTCCCACCTGTTAGCTGTTCTCACATTAATCAAAACAGCTAGGTATCTAAGCCCCTCTCTATATATGTCTAACTGATATTCATCACTAGCGTTAAAGGTGAAATTAACTGCTGCTAAATTCGGATTAACGGTGTTATTCAAATTCTTATCTCCTAGATAGAATGTACCATTCGAATTAACTATAACTTCTGAATATTTTCTATCTGGATAGTTTTCTTTCCCGACAAAATGAAAATTAGCTACTCCATTAGAGCTCAATTTGAATCTAACAGAAGTAGTTCGTTTCTCAACATTAAACTGAGTGTTGAATAAAAAATAGTTAGCCACACCTGTGGAAGTGGTTTGATAGCCACTTGTTGTTTCAGACCAATTTACGTTTAAAGTATTTGCAAACCCCTCTTTAAGCACACTTATACCACTATAGTTATTACCGCTAGATTCTTCGTGAATAACTCTTAAGTTATTAATATCTATACCTGCTATCGAGTAATTTGCACCTGATAGCACCCGATTCGGCAGGTTGGCAATCAAATAATCCCAATCAATTGTTACGTAAGCATATTCAGACCTTAAACCTACTGACGGGATAAACAAATCTTCTACCCCTATGGTACCTGCATTAGAGTTATCTACTGAGCAAACTTCTGTTAATGTGCCGTCTTTGTCCTCAAAAACCTTAAACGCCCTTCTATTACTCTGAACGTTTACAAAAGTAACTGCGTATTTTTTTGACATGTCGCTCGTAAACAATGTTAATTGTTTAACCGCCGCTAACAAATGAACGTTAATGTTATTAGCTTGATTGAATGGTGTGTAAGACGTTTCTACGCTAGAAGATGGTGAGGCGCTAGAAGCAGCATAATATAATTTAGATATTCCGGAAACTGCATATCCCATACTCGTTAAGGACGTACCGTTTGGGAAATTACCCCAATCTACATCAATATAACCCGATATGCCACTATCTGAAACCTCTGTTAATTTTAGCGATTCAAGGTTTTTTGAGGGAGTATAGTTGGAATTGTTGAATTCACAAACTAGGTCACCAAAAGCGTTATTAACCCATTTGTATACACGTATTTGAAACAAACCTCCGTCAGTTCTCTTGAAAACAGCAATAGTTAGATCGGTGTCCTCGGAAGCGCCTACTATCTTAATGTTTCTAATCGTTTGAATTAGTGTAGAATTAGGACTCGCGCCTGTTGCAAAAATGTAATTTCCTGACTTTTCACTTAAAGGAGATGAAAATTCTATTCTGTCCGTCTGTGCAGCTTTCCATCTGTAATTTGCATTAGGATAGTTAATTGAATCCGAAGTGTTTACTATTTTTAGTTCTGAATTTTCGAACAACATTTCATTTGGCGTCCCTAGTATATTTTCATCGTAAAAACTTTTTGCAGCAGTGTGGGTGTTGAACGATTTATACCAGTCACCACCTTCTCCTTTGTCTCCTTTAGGTCCGGCAGGGCCTTGGGATCCTTGTTCCCCTTTTTCTCCTTGGGGACCTTGTGGGCCTTGTGGGCCTTGTGGGCCTTCTGGTCCTAATTCTCCTTCTGGGCCTTGGTTTCCTTGTGGGCCTTGTGGTCCAACTAAATCACCTTTTGATAAAGTCTGTTCAAACCCTTGTTCATTACCGGCCCATCTGTAAACCCCCTTATTAGAATCATTGTTATCATTAACAAAGAATGTACCAAATGTTGGTTTTTCCTCTAAGTCTATAACTTCTTGTAATGAGTTAAAGTAGGAATTATCTTGTACATCTTGTAGGGTTTTGAAATTTTCATCTATTTCCTCCCAACTAAGTGGAGAACCTTTTTGTTTTCTTGTTATTATAGCCATAATTAATTTTCTAGATATCCGTTATCACTTTCTTCTATATAACCCCCATACCAATAAAATTCTTCTACATATAAATCTTGTGGTTGTGGTTGATCTTCTGGGTATTTTGTTTCACTAGTTTTAATTTCCTCTCTTTTTAAAACTATAAACATGAATAAAGGTTTATCATAAGCTTGTGCCACATGTGTATCGCCAGAAGCAGTATATTCTAAACCATTTAATATAAACCTATCATAACCCGGATTAAATGTAAATTGATTATCCTTGTTAACATATCCTAAATTCCTAAGGTATTCAATATTTAGGTATATAACTATTGAATTTTTATCAATTTCCCCAGAATCTTCTGTTTGATTAACTGGCCATGATCTAAAATAATTATATTGTACTAAACATCTTAGACTTATAGGCATATACCTAATATTATTACCTTCCCCAGTCTTACTATCTTGTGTATAGTTTCTTTTCCAAATTATTTCTTGTTGGAAGGCATCTTCTTGCCATTCATTCATAACCTTTTGGTATTCTGCCCAATCTTCTGGTGTCATGTATCCCATTATATCATTCTTTTAGTTATACCAAAAGGATTAGCATTATGCCCAGTTTTACAGTTATTTTTTGTTACTACAAATCCTGGTGATATACTGTTTGGGTTTTCGCATATTGGTAAAAATATCCTTACCCTATTAGCTAATAAACATATGTCTTTAATTAAAGCATCATAAATACCCCCATCGCCCATCATTATTTTATAGGCATTAGCTAAATCCTTCATTTGTTCACTTAAAGCTCTACCAGAACCTTTTTCATACCATTCAGTTTTACCTGGCCCAGTCTCTATAGATTTTACTTGCGCTTTAATATTTTCATCATTAGAAGATTGTGTACCTTCACCTATTTGACTTAGGAATTTCATAGAACCTTTTAAAATTAAATCTCTAGCTACTAAATTAGCAATTAAATTATTAACTAATGTAGGCCACTTAGCTTCATTATGTGTATCTTCTAAACTAACTGGCACTGGGTCTTCTACAAGTGGTTGTAGATAACTCTGCCAATAGTTTATACTATTTAATCGGGAATCATTACTAGAATCATCGCTAATAACTGGTGGTAATATATTATTTATCAATTCCATTATAGGTTGTCCTAATGTATTTTGATCACTAATATTTATTACGATAGATAAGGGTTCAGAATCCCCTTCATCATTAGAAGCTATTAAACTTATTTTGTAAAAACCATCTTCATTAAATGTTTTTACTGGATTTTTTTCGTTTATTCCAGGTGTCCCATCACCAAACTCCCACCTGAATGAGGTGGGAGCATTGTAAGATAGGTTGTTGAAAGTAATTGTTTTACCTTCCCTGGAATAACCAAAGTATGCTATTGGTTTCGCCATGGAATTGGTTTTTTTTAATTATTACTCTTCTTCAAGTATATCAAGGATTTCTTCTACTAATTCATCTTTAGAATATTTCTTTAATTCCTTCTCTTCTACTTCTGTACCGTAATGGATGGCAAGATTATATAAGTGAGGTTTTAAATGTTTATCTAAAGAATCTTTATCCCAACCATCCTCAGGTTCTTTGGTATCAAAACCTTCTTCCCCGGGTTTTGGTTCATCCTCTTTTTCTTTTTTAGAATCATCTTTTTTGGTTTCATTTTCTAAACTTACAATTTTGTAGTTTTCTTTTTCACCTGAATCGATATATTCTAAATGGCCTCCCTTTAAAGCCACCGATATTTTTTTAGATCTCTTAAGTTTAGCAGTTTGTTTAACAGCCATACCGGGTAATAATTTTAACCCCGTACTTGGGTCATAAAATAAAGAAGCTTTTTTACCTAAAGCAAAATATCTGTCGTTTGCCATAATAATGTTTTTTAAATAGTTATATGATAATAGTAGTTAAACAAAATAAGCCATAAGAGTATTTTTCCTATGGCTTATAAGTATAACTATATAAAATTAATCTTCAATTTTAACGTCTTGATAAGGGTCTTTATCCATATAAGCTGGGAAACCATTATCTGCAAAAGCTACTGATTTATCTAATACCACAGCCGCATCCCTAAATAATTTACCGAAACCTAAAGTTAATGATGCATAAAATTCCTCGGTTTGGTTAGATACAATCTTATCTGATTCAATTAATAATGGTTGAACATTATATTTTACTAAAGCAAATCTAGGGTCTAACATAATTTCTTGATCAGCTGGTACATTACCATGTACAAAGTAATCAGCATTACGAGGAACTGGTGTTCTAAGATTTAAGTTGGCTTTAGTAGTACCACTCTCTCTCTTTTTGAACTCATCCATATCGAGTGTTTCCAGGGCAGCTTCTTCCCCACCAATCAAGGTAGTAAGATTTCTACCCAACCTACCGGCTCTAATCCAAACTTTAAGTAAATCCTTGTATTCTTTACTATTAGCTGTACCTACACCAATTACAGGAGCTGAAGCAGACCCATCTGCTTGATCACCATTGATAAGTACATCTATAGCCAATGTATCAAGGGATTGTCCTAGTTTAATACCAAAATCCTGGAAAAATATAGAAATTACGTCAAGTGAAACATACTGTCTTACTTCGTATGTAATTTTAATACCCCTACCAATCTTGAAGGCTTTAACTGATTTATCCCCATAACTGATAGACCCTAATGGGATAGTTTCACCTTCATTAACTTTCCTAGGAGCGGCATCAGACATATTTATATATGGCATTGTAATGGATTTCTGTGAGATATCTTGCTCAGAAGAAGTTATAGTTGGCCAAATTGGGGCATCTCTTAAACCAAGTCTTATTGCTGACCTAATTAATTCTGGTACTACCCATTTAACATCATCATCAGGAGTTGACATGATGTTACTGATAGTATCTATCATTGGGTCAATACCTATATCATCCAAGAATGATTCTAATGTAGTATCAAATTTTTCTTTAAGTACCTCATCAAATGTAACATCTTGAGGAGATTCCTTATCAGTTCTGATATTCTCAGCCAACTTGGTAAGGCCTTTAACCTTACCACTGAACTGTGATTCTAAATATTTATCAATGTTCATTGTCTAAATTATATTATAGTTATACTTTGTTTTTATAATAATGCTACTCTGATTTCCTCATCACCAGCTCCGGCTGCATCTAAAGCCCAACCAACAATATCTTCAGTATCTGTAGCCCCAGCCTGAAAAGACATGTATGCTTCTTCTTCATCATTAGTACCACCGTATGCAACTGGCCCGGAAGCTAAAGCAGCATTAGGTTTAGCGAAGATTATAACATGTGCTTTCATAACAATTGTTACGGTATCATTAGCCTTACCATTTTGTATAGCGTATCCTATGATGTTTCTACTTAATTCCCCAGCTGCTGCTGGTAAAATATCACCAGTTGTATTAAGTTTAACTGGTTGTCCAATTTTTACTTCTGCCCCAGCTGCTACATCAAAAGCATGTGAAAGCTTATGGGATTGAGTTTTTAATAATAGGGTTTTAGTAGTTTCCCCGAATTGATCAAATGCCATCTTTATATCCTAGTTTATGATTAGTATTAATTATTATCAGATTCACCTAAATAAAATCGGCTTTTTCTTCTTTTTTTCATGGTAAGAGATTTCTTAACTTCAGAATCCTTACCACCAGATACAGGTGTATCATCACCTTCATCACCACCAGTATTTGATGTAGTCTTAGCTGATGCCCGGCTTACGTCATCTGAACCGCATTTGTTACATGTAGCCGCAAATTTAGAATCACTTTCTTTACTGTAATCATTAAGTAATGATTTAGCAGTTTCTAGGTTAGCAGTATTAATAAGGTTAATGATACCCTCATCTGCATCTTTACCTTTAGCTAATTTATAATGTTTAAGTGCTTCTGCTCTTACATCTGAAGTAAGCTTGTCAATTTTATCTGACTGATCTTTATAACCCTTAAGTTTTTCAACTTCTTTTTCAGAATCATCTAAGCTATTTTGTAAATCAGCTTTTTCATCCTTAAGTGTTTGTACCTCGGTTTCCAATTTATCTTTTTGGCCCTGTACAGTGTCAAAATTGGTTTTTAAAGAAGATACCAAATTTTCTTTGGTAAGTTTTTTGTCACCTTCAAAACCAAACTGTGAGTTTAACTCATCTAAGATTTTATCCATATTTTCAAGGTTATTGTTTTTATTATGGTTATTATTAATACTATCAGGTATTGAATCAGCCATGAAATTTAAGTTTTGGCTTTTATAATCTAATTGGAATATACCTGTTATAGGTTTATCAACAGCAAAGCTATATACTTTACTAGCATATTTGGGGTTTACTATCTTACCATCTTCACCAATTTTTTGGGCAAAGGCATCAGCCCCATGTGATACCAAAGAAGTTTCATGGTATGAGGTTATTTCTGTTACTATCAATCTTATTAATTTACCATCCTCATCGTAAGTACCAACTTTCCAATAAAATTCATTTTGATCCTCAAATTCATGTGAGGGTTCCCATTTGAATCTAACAGTTACGCTATTAGAATGAATAGAAGGTGGATTCATGTTTATACCCCTAGCTATACGGGGATTAGATTTACCATCTATCATCATTACAGCATTTATCCCAGCAGGTACTACTATATCACCATCTTTATAAGATTTTTGCCAAAATACTTCTTTTACTGCACCAATAGCATTACCAACTGCAAACTCATGATCAATATTTATAGTTTGACCTAATAACATACCCATTGATTTCTTTAGTACATTTTTCTTTGAAAAATCAATTGGAGCACCCTTAGAAACTATTGTTTCAGAAAGCATTCTAAATATTGGGTAAATAAATTCCTCTTCTTTTGGGTCTAAATCATCAGCAGTAACTTCAGGATAATAGGTAGTATAATTAGGACTAGCCGTTTCAAATAAACCAAAACTAAGTATATCTATATTTGGTTTATTTTCTATCCTTTCTTTAAAGCTTTCTGTAGGTACATCAATAGGTTTATGCCCCACTATTATTGAATGCCCAGCATTAAGGGTTATTTCCCCAGTTAAATTTTGTTTATCTATTTTCATATTTAACGGGTTTTAGTTGATCTATCTTTTCTTTTTGGTTGTGGGTTTGATTTATCCCTTGATCTTCTATCTGATTCATCTTTTTTCTTTTCCCTTTCTTCTTTTTTAACAGAATCAGCTCCTGCAGTTTGACCAGGTTCTGGTGGCTCAATAACTTTATGGGGTTTTTGTTGATCCATCTCTTCAGCATATTTCTCAGATGAAATAATACGGTCAACCCATAAAGCATGTAATACCCTTTGTTTAATTTCCCTACCCTGCCATAGTTTAAGATCATCAGATATAGTAGAAGTTTTAAACTCTACCATAATATTACCATTATAATTATAACCCGCTAGATCAAGTTCTAATTGGTATAACCTGGCTAACCCAAATGATAATATTTGTTGTACATTTTTTAATTGGGATAACATTTTGGTAAATACTATACCTAGTTGGCCTTCACCACCTTTTTGGTCTAAACCTAGGAATGCAGCTGGACTTTTCAAACCATTAGCTAATTGATTTTCATTAAGGTTGAATACATCATTTACACCTGCAAGATTTTTAGTAGTTGAGTTAAAGTTAAATTCATGATCTTCTCGGTAACCAACTACTACACCATCCAAGAAACCTGCTTTGGTATTTTTCTTAGCCTCAATTAATAACCCATTTAATCTATCTTTATATTTACTTTCACTTTCATTAGCTAATTGGTCAGGTTTATCTAACATAACTTCTAAGTAACCCAATAAACCTAATTGTTTTAATATATGGTTTATATTAGTTTTCATGTCAGCTTGAGTTGCTAAAGAACTTAAAGCAGTAATTAAAGGGGGTATTCCATATGGTAAATCCTCATCGCCCCATAAACCAACATAGGTAAAGGTGTTAGTGTTTAGTTTAATTAATTCATCACCTGGTTTTTTCCAACCATTTACTTTTTGGTAGGTTTCATATTGACCTTTATTATTACGCCCAAACCTGATAGTTTCTGGGTTAACCATAAAAACTGATTCAACCTTTGTTAATCTTCTGTCAGGTGCTGATTCAAATGATAAAGCTCCACCTACCCATATTTGGGCTATCCATTTATTTATAATACCTTCCATACCGGCTGTGCCATAACCCCATTCTTTTGACCTTGCTTTTAAATGGTCACGCATCTTGTCTGCTAACTTTGGGTTGACATCCTGGTCGAAAGATATTTTATGGCCAGTATTTGTTAATTGAACTAAATCAAATAACACAGAACCAAGGTCCTCATTGACCTTGTATGCTGACCTTATATGTGGTACTAATTCTAAGTACTTTAAAGGGCTTAATATTTTCTTATTTTTAAATTGATAAAAAATATTATTAAAATCAGTACCATCATTAGGTGATGATATCCTACCAGGTGGTGCTACTTTAGTATTATCCTTAGTAGCATCTTCTGGTTTACTCTTAGATGGTATTGGTTTTTCCCGGGGTGTTCTTAATTTACTCCCAAATAAATTGAATTTCATATTATTGTGGTGCTACCATTATTGATTTATGTTTACCTTTTCTAATAAAGTTGGTTATAGCCTTAGCCATAATAGAATCATCATGGAAAACTTGTGCATCTGGGTCTTCATCACCTTTTCCTTTCCTACCCTTACCTAAAGCAACAGGCCTATTTGATGCATCATAAATAAAGGTGTAGGCTTCTTGAACAAAATATGGGTCTTTTATATAAACATCCTCATTCCTTATATCCTGTTCAAGTTCATCTATAATCACTGGCCTATTTTTACTAGTGGTTAACCAACCTGGTATTTCTTCAGTTTCAGGTCTTTTCTTTCCTTTTTTCCTTAAAATCTTAGTACTATAGTAAAGGTTTTTATAATTTTGTTTTTGTATTAAACTAATTACAGCTAAACCTATATCATTTCCTTCTGGGGCTAAAATAGCATTATTATATTTTTTACCCATTTCAACCAGGAGGTCAGCAAATCTATCAACAGATATTTTACCTTTAAAACAAGCTACTTCATCACCGAATCTATCCATTATACTAAAGGCTGAGTAATCTTGTGATCTCCCCGTAGCTATATCGGCCCCAATATAATAGTATGTACCTTTCTTAGCCTTCTCAAATATTTTAAGTTGACCATTGAATCTTGTCTCTACTACCCTTTGCTCAATTAATAAATCCTCAATAGCCTTAATATCATCTAAATCAAATACATTAAATCCAGAACTTAAAAAGTCACCATCTATTTCCTGGGCTGTTCTACGTTTACCCAAGGAATTAGCCATCTTAGTATACCAATTAATATCCCTTTCGGGATGCATATGCCATTTTAAACGTATAGCATTAAAATTATTACCATTAGCCACTGCATCTACCCATTGGCTATGATACCAATTACCAATACCATATGGGGTAGAATTTACTATAGCTGAACCCCCCGTTGATAAAGTAGGAAAAGCCGCTGCCCATATTTGGTTAGCCCATCTAACTATTGCAGCTTCATCAATTACTAATAATGTTACAGCTTCTGAACGACCGGCGTCTTCTGTAGTAGGTACTGATGATATTATGGAACCATTGGAAAATTCCATATCTGTAGCTGTACCATATTCACCAGTACGCCCATTTACTACCGGAATTTTAAGGTGATCTGGTAGGTTTTTGTACATGTACTTAATCTTCCTTAGTACCTTTTTAGCTACCCTATCCTTAATTGATATAATTACAATGTTCTTATTAGGGTGGAACATTGCTAACCATAAACAGTACATGGATATCAACTCTGTAATCCCAGCTTGTCTGAACTTAAGGATTATATTGAATTGATCGTTTAAGAAGTGGTATAGTACCCTTTTTTGGTATTCATAGAGTAAGAATTTAACCTTACCCTTTAACGGGTGTATAACGTATATAAACAAAGAAAAAAAGAAAGGATCTATTTTAGCCTTTCTTAATTCCTCAAATTCTTTAGTTGTTAAAGGCCTATCTAGATTATCTTCTACTTTCTTAGCCATTTATATCCCTTTTATCTTAATAGTCTGTACCCTAATGTTACTTCACCATATAATTTAGCACCGGTTGGTAAAAATAGTGTTGAAGCTTCAGTTTGGATTCTAAACCTTTTAAGACGTAATGAATAATCTAAACCAGCTTTAGGAGCCTGATTTAATAGGTCAAAGCCACCATTAATATATAACTGATTCCATATATTTTTAGTAGGCTCCACATAAGGTTTGTCTCTGATCTCATAATTCAAGGTATTATTGTACCAGTAATAATTAAATTTATTTAAATCCAAAGGGTATTTCTGCCTTTTGGTATTACCTTCAATATTTAATGATGTTATATCTAATAGGTTTTTATTAAGTTCAAAATCTATTAATTTATCTGCTGTTGGATAATTCTTAATATATTTATCTGATATTTTTACCAGGTTTTCTAAACTATCTATGTATACTAATAATGAGTCTGGTATTTTTTCAATTACCACTTTTTCTGGGTTTGGTGTTTGATAGTAATATATTTCTTTAGGAGGTGTTTTTTTAAGGTCTTTTATAATCTTATCAATCCTTTTTTCTATACCAGAATATTTTTCATCAATATAAGATGTATCTGTTTGGTAGGTATTATAAATATTTTCTGGGGTTGCCTTTTCCCTATTACAGGTTTCGAAAGATAATATTAATAATAATATACCTATTATCACCAAAAGGTATGTATTAATTTTTGTCATAAGGTTAAAGGTATTAGAGGGTTATTTTAAATTCCCAACAATAGCTTAAATATTGTAAGCAATTTAAAATAGTACCTGTGGTATACTATATCTGGTTTATATCACTAGACCCATCAATATGTTAATCTAACAATTTATCATTATATCCTTAATATCAAAGTTATCACTGGTCACTGTGAGTGACCTAAAGGAATATACTATTAATAAATGAAGTTGTCTTATAGCTAACAAACTTTGATTAGTATTGAAAAAGATGGGGTACCAATGGACGGGTATCCCATTTCTTTTGTATACTATTAGTTATCAAACAAATATATTATGGCAAACACAGATAATAGTTGTAAAGACTTAAAGATTGATCAAAATAAATATGACCAATTCGATAAGATCTTCCAAATGCAAAAAGAGTTACAAGAATCGGGTTATGGTTATAAATTCAAAGATATGTCTATACAGGATATAGCTAAATTCTGGTTCATGAATAAACATGCTATTGAGGATGAATTTTCAGAAATGTTTGATGCATTAGGAGGAATCAAAGATGGTATAGGTAATGCAGCATGGAAACCTTGGAAAACAAAAAATGAAGAAGCTATAACTATGAGCCCATTAGATTTATCAAAGGGAGATAGACAAGAATTACTTATGGAAATGGTCGATGCTTTTCATTTCTTTATGAATTTTGTTGTATCAGCTGGATTCACTGGTTCAGATATTGCTAATGCTTATATGGCTAAGAACGAAGAAAATTATAGAAGGATTAAAGATGGTTATTAATCATCTTTAGGTTAGGTTTATTTTTAAGTCAAGGCCTCTTTTAATTAAGGGGCCTTTTATTTATGTTATTATGGAAAAGGTTACACTTAAAAGTTTTATGAAATATGGCAAACATTCAGGGGAAAGATTCCAAGATATACCTATAGATTATTTATTATGGTTTAGGCTAATGTTAAACAATAAAAAGAAACTTACTAGTTGGGAATCTGGTGCGTTGGCTTTACTTAACTATCATTATAAGGATTGGGAAAAAGAATATAATGATAGCCGTGGGGATATTGGTGATTTAGAAGATACACATTAAAAATTAATTATTATGGAGCAATCAGAATTTATTAAAAATTTTAATATTAAAGGTCAAACAGATTTCTTTAATTTCAATAGAGGGAAAGTTATTATATCAAATTCTTTTATAAAGACTAGCCCACCAGAATTACTCAGTATTATATTTAGTAAGATAATACCTATAGATATAAACCCAGAATATGGTTTTAATGTTTTTGATAATAGAGAGTACCACTGTTTATCAATGGAATTTGATAAAGTAAAAGAGGGTGAAGTTATACCTGAGTATTTATTAATTATAGAACCCATAATTAATCCTCGGAAAAATGGGCCAACACCCGTTAATATTAATATTATAGATAATTACAAAATATCCTTTCATAGGGTATAAACACAATTAAGCCCGGGACTACCGGGCTTTTTTATGGTCATTAAAGAAATTTTCTAGCAACCTTTATCTTTTCTTTAACCCATAAACCTAATTCATACGGAGCTCCCTTAGCTACTGTTATCCTAGCTCTATTTATATAATAACTAGGTTTTTTACCATGGGTAACTTCTTCTGGTACATATAATTTAAATTTATCTGGTATACCTTGAATCCTGGCTAATTCCCTTGGGGACATAGGTTTTCCATCTGGTCTAAATTGCCTAGCATCTTGCCTAACTGTTTGTGGGAAATTTTCCGGTAACAACCTATAAACTCCTGGTATATAAGGTGAATCCTTCTTTTCAAAATCCATGGGCCAATATTTCTTACCTTTAAGATTTTCATCCCATGTAACCTTTATATCGTTCATAGAATAAGCTTTCTTACCCATTTTAATTTTATACTTACCAGGTTCTCTTACATTTGCTAACTTAGGATTATCCTTTTCCAAATCGCCAATTAAATCCTTAATCCTTTTAGGCTCAGCCTGGGGTTCTACCTGTGAAAAGGCCATATATACTTCTGCTGGTAGTGATTTATGTAAAGCTACAATCACTAACCTTTTACGGGTTTTCTGGGAATTACCTAATTCAGCCATACTCATTGTATGAAAAACGAAAAGATAATCTGGAAATTTTTCCTTAAAGTCCTGCATGGTTATATGGTTTAACAAAGCTGGTAGGTTTTCCATTATCCATATCTTAGGATTATATTTCAAAACTGTTTCAAAATACATCTTCATGGATGGATCATCAGTAGGGTTTTTTCTTTTCTTATTACCAGTAAAACCCAGTATAGAAGAACTACCACAATTGGGTGCCCCTATTACTATGTCTACCTTTTTAAATAAAAAACCAGCAACCATTACATCATCAACAAATGGTACCTTGAAATTAGTGTACCATTGTAAATTCTTGGGGGTTTTAAATACCCCCCTATCTTCTATATTTCCTATGACGTACCTACGTAGGGGGTGGAGAATTACCCCATTACCCCCACATACGCCTAATATTTTTAATTTACGCCTTCTAGTTTTAGTCATCTTTCTTTTTATTAAGTTCTTTATTAATTTTATCTAATAATGATTCTTCAGTATCAGTTAGTGTTGTTATTTTATTAAAGCCAACTGTTTTATTAGATAGTTTATTAATTAAGCTATTAAAGGTTTTTATTTGTGACCCTTTAAAAGTTAATGTCATGATATTTTCCTTCTTTACCATTTTACCTTGTGTTTGAATTTAATTTCTGGTAAATAAAAATCCCTATTATCAAAAACCCGTGGTTTTCTTTTAAAAGTGTTAAATATAGCCCCCATCATTTTTCTATATTTTATAGCCTGATTTTCTGAATTAATATCCCAATCCTTCCTATTAATCTCAGCAATAGCTTCTTTAAGTTTATACCTACTTAATATTGGGTATGATATATCTATATCTTTTAATTCTACTGGCTCGGCATCTATTGGATGCAACTGATTTACAATATTATTTTTCATAGTCTTTAATTTCTTCGATTATTTCCCTAATATTATTATTAATAGCAATATTCGTTATTATTTTATTATTTATTTCTAAAATAATATCGGTAACCCTTATTCTACATTTTTTAATAACCCCTTCTACTTCTATATGTAAAACACCCTTTTCATATCTATCCCGGGTTATATGAAAACCGATTAAATTATTTTCTCTAAGCGTTTCTATAATATCCATTAAAGGTAGGTTATAACCAGATTTACTATTATCACTTGGTTTACCTATATTTTTATTTATTAGTTTAATTTTTTCTCTAACTTGTTCATTTGTCCTAGCTATATTTGGGAAATATTTTCTATGCAAATGTTCAAATGCTCGATATTTCTCATTAAAACCTTTAGCATATACGCTATCATTAAATACATTACCAAGTAAGAATACCTCGGCTATAGACCAGGGTTTATAATTACCAAATTCAAGTTCTGACCTAAAGGTTTCTATTTTCTTATTTTTTGTACCTAATCTTTTCTTAAGGTTATCAAATTGATTATAGCTTATACTGTCCCGCATAATAACCTCTTTATTATACTGGTTTAACTTAGCTAAATCATTAGCGGTAATACTTATCATACGGTAAATATTTTCGCCATTTACATTTTTCCTTGTAAATATAGAACCACTCTCAAGTTCTATAATAAATTCCTTATTACTCAACATCTTTTATATTTGCTTTAAGTCTTTCAACTATATGATTAAATCTTTTCTCGCTTATAGGATCATCAATATCTGTAATTTCCCTTAATTCACCAATATTTAGTTTACTCCTGTCTTTTGGGGTTATAGTAATTAATTGGTAGAAATACTTAGGCGGGCTTTTTTTAGGATTATGAATCCTTTTTATTTTAAGGAATCTGGTACCAGTATTAAGTTTTACTATCTTATGTTTCATACCTGTGTTATATATAGGGTTTTAGCTTTTACATGTTTCCTAAAATCACCAAACTCTTTACGGGTCATCGGCCAAAAATTACTACCATGAATAATATTATTTAAACGTGGGGTAAGTTTATATAAATCTCTAGCTTTAATTAACTCGGGTATATAATATACCACCCGTTTATTATTTTTATACTCTTTGTACTTTATAAAAATAGACCCTGAGTCCAATGTGATTTTATACTTTCTCAATTTATTAGGTTTTTAAATAATATAAACCGGGTTCATATATAGCCCTACAAATACCATCTACATCAGTATTACTAAAACCCCTGGTTTTATGAATAAAGTAGGGAGTACCTTCATAATGTAAATATATTTTTCCATCTTTTTCTGTAAGTAAAAAAGTAATATAATTATCATAATTAACCCCCTTTTTACTAAATCTGATACCTTTATTAGGATTATCCCTTAATATAGATTTTAAATCCAATACTCCCTCAATATAAATTTTACGAGTATATACCTCTAAAGCATTCCCTATGAACATATAGAAATTAGCACAGTCGGCTATGTGCTCTATTATTAATTTCTTATCCCCATCTATCATGGCCTTAATTAATTTACCTTGATGGTATATTATTTCTGCCCACATAGCGTTTATATCTTTCCACTCTCGCCAGCCTTCTCCTTTATTTTGTTTATTATTATTTAATTCATTTTGCATGGCTAATGCAAAATTTAATACCTCTGGTTCTAAATCTTCTATTTTCATAATATTAATGTGTTGGTGGTTCAAATATTTTCCACAATATAAGCATACCAAATAAACATATGATTACTATTTGTATGGTATGCATGGTTATTTATTTTTAAGGTTTCTTTCTCTTTCTAATTCCTCCAATCTCTTCTGAAACCTGGATTTAAACCTTGGAGATTGGGACCTTCTTTCATTATACTCAGCCATCCTTTTCTCTAATTCCTTTATCTTCTTACGCCTAAAAGGATAAGCTATTAAAGGTACCAGTATGGTTACAATAAATAATAAGGCTAAGGGCCCATATAAGGGAAGGGTTACTAACCACCAGGACCAATCTATATAACCCATTAGTTTTAGTATAACAAATGCAATCCCTAAAATCTCGATAATTCCTAAACTTGTTTTCATAATTAAAATATTTTTTTTATTAAACTATATATTAAATAAAAGAATACACTGAACACTATAAGCACTACGATAGTAATCATTATTTGTCCAACTAGTTCTCCATGATTATTTGTAAGCCAACCCATAAAGGCTATAATTAACCCTATTAAGGCCATGCCTATTAAAGTTAATAAAACCCTAATTACTATTTTCATAATATATTATTTTTCGGTTAACCATTTTGAATTAAGTGGTGTAAAGAATTTTTTTAAGTTATCCACCACCTCCTTAAAATCTTTTCTATCTTGGGTTCGGTACTCGCCTAAATGGAATACTTTACCATTTTCACCTCTATGGGTTATTTGCATAACACTATAATCTTTTTCATTAGGGCTAGTAGGATCGTAACAACTTACAATAAAGGGAACATCTTTAATGGGTTTAAAATTCCCAAAGTACATCTCCCTAAAATGTTCTTTATCATTTTCACTAATACCATCTATAAAAAGCTTGGGTGGTAATGTGCTCAATGCTGGCGACCAAATGGGTTTTTTGATTACCTTGTTTTCTTCCTTATGTATTATACCAGATTTACATAAGGGGCATATAATATAATCCCCATCCCTTTGGTCAGAGATTATCTCTTTGTTATTATATTTAAACTTAGTACCACAACCACAGGTGGTAATAAATGTTATATCTTTTGGGTTTTCCCCTTTTTTTAATAAGTCCATAATTAAAAGTTTTTATTTTGGGTAATATATACCTTATTCTTGATTTCAAAATCTATTTTCTGCCCTTGGTGAAATTCCCAATTATTATCGTTTTCCAATTTAGGTTCTTGGTTACATCTAGCAGCATAGTGTATCTGACAACCAGCTACTATAATATGGTCATTAAAGTAACCCACTTTTGCATACCAATTACTACTACGAGCATTGGTTTTAATACCCAGAATTTCATTATCCTGTAATATTTCTACTGGGCCCCATACTGCTTTGTATTGTTTCCCATTTGGGCCCATAAACCAATCATCTGTTGTGATTAGGTAATTTACTCCTTCTTCCATGGTTATCTGTAAGTTATTGTTGTTGTGATTAAAAATCTAATATTGTGGGAAGTTCCGGCCCCAGTTGTGGTTGTATTTATATTCTCTATAGCATGGGGGTTAAGTGAACCTATGAACCGATTAACCTTTTTATCGTGATAATCTTCACTACCATCATTAGCCCAAAGTAGTGATGTAATAGTTTTAATTTTCATAATTTTTCATTTTTAAGTTCTTTTATTTCCCTGGTTAGTAATATTATCTTATGTAAATCCTCTGGCCTTTGATTAGGGTATACAATGATAGTAATATAATCAATATATCTATGGGAAACTTCCATAGTTATAGGCTCAGATACTTTCTTAGAAATATCCACCGCATACTTACAGGTAATAAATAATTTTTTCTCAAGTTCCTCTTTAGATTCCTTTTTACTTTGTTTAGGCATTGGTGGAGTCTTATCTATATTCTTACCCGGGTAGGGATTTGGTTGTGACCATATTAGGTCTGTTGAAAATGTTATCATAATGTTATTTTTTTATTCTTTAGGTTGGTAATGTAAGTCGTATCTTTCTAATATCCTATCGAAATTTCTATTAAGGAAATCCTTAGCCTTTTCTATGGTTTTAGGTTTGGCTTTAAGATAGATAAATTTAAAACCATCACCTTTCTTAACCATTAGTCCTATCCTAAAATAAGTCCCATAATCCTTTTCCCATATATTTCCTACTTGTCTACCTTTTATCTTTATATCCCAGTAGCTGTTTTCAAAACTTCGGTACCTACCAGTTGGGGCATGTTTCTTAAAACTAAATTTAGTTGGTTTCTTTCCCATACTTATTTTCTTTTTTCTTCTCTGTAAACCCAGAATGAATACTTATTTATAAATTCATATAACCCTTTATTAGGCACTGTATCACCCTGCCTAGGTATATAAAGGGGGTCAGCTTTGATTTTCTCATAAGTTCTGGCTGCCTTTTTAAGTGTTTGTTTTATAACCTTATTATGGGAAGCAAAAGTAGGTAAGTCTGGGGCCTTAGTACAAAGTTGTGATAAAGTAGATACTAAAACTCTTTGCCTTGTTATTCTTTTAGCCCACTCTACATTATATATCCCCTGGGCTTTTTCGAATCCTTTTACCCATATATCTATATCTAGTCCGGATACATTTCCATCATCTTCTAATTCTTCGATGGCTAAACTTTCAATTTGTTCTTTTTTCATGATGTGTTATCTTAAGTGTTTATATCGCTCTCTTATTTTTCCTTGATAGTATTCAATTACTACCCAATATCTTCTCCAGGGTATAGACCAAAAAAGGTCTTGGTGCCTTTTATCATATAAGTCCCAAGCTTTATCATGTAGTCTATATATACGTTGTTGTATTTGTTGTGTTGTCATTGTTGTTGTGTGTTTAGGGCCCTAACTCCCCTTATCTCATGCGTAAAAAGTTGTGGTAGTAAAACGGGCACTCGGTATGTAATAATATAAAAAAAAGATAAAAAAAGATGGGGGACAAAATTAATTGCCCCCCTCTAAAATTATTTAGTCTTATTCATTTTTAATATATGAAAGAATAATTTTATTTTTGCTTTGGTTGCTTCATCAGAATTTAATCTACAAATTGATTCTAAACTAAAATCGTTCTTTGTATATGTTTCAAAATAAAAATCTTCAAAAGAATTTATTTGTTCTTTTAATTCTTTATCATTTTTATTTTGAAACAATAAAAGAATATTTTCTACAAAAGTATTTCTTGTATTTCTTATACGTCTGCGAAAATTTTTGTCGCTTTCATTTTCTTTTTTAGCAGTATCTTTATACATTTTTTCTTTACTGCCTTTATTCCCTTTTAATTTTGGTTTTAGATCGGGATTATTTTCTAATAAGTCGTATAGATTTACTTTATCTAAATCTATATTTAATAATTGTTCATTACTTAATTTTGTAACGTCAATTTCTTTTACAGTTTCTTTTTTATTAGAAACTTTTTTTGCTGAATTTTTTACTGAATTTTTCATAATGTTAAAATATTTATTTGTTTATTAATTAATTACATTACAAATATATGTCCTTTTAGTATTACATACAAATATTTTTTATTTCATTTTCTTATAGAAAAAAATATTTTCATAGATAAAATTTATTAAGAAATTTATCCCTTTTTCTCCTTTAGGGTGCCGTCAGGAACTTGCTAAAAGCGCCTTAGCTGGTGGGATTCGCTATAAGCGCCAGAAGGCCTTCAAAGGCTTTATGGTTATTGTGTAATAGGGCCTTCTAGGTAACTTTTCAATAATGCCTTAGCTCGTGGGAAAACACAAAAAAAGGGACCCCAGCAAAAAGGTCCCCTTCTCTAACAAATAAATAAACAATAGAAATCTAACCTTGTGTACCTTTTAATTTATCTAGTGTAGTCTTATATGGAACTACATATTTCTTATTAAAGACTTCTTTGTCCATCTCTGAAAAACATCTTGGGTAGTAGTCCCTATTTATAATCCTTTGCCTGATAATGGAATCTATATTAAGCAATGTTAGCCCTATGCCGGATTCCGTGTAAAATACCTTTCTCATGATCTAAGATTTTCTATATCCTGCTCATTAAAGTCCATACTGTGTAGGTATACAAGGTAATCCCTGTAATACTTATCATGGAAATTATCTAAATGTTTTACCCTATCTGACACACTCATGTCGAAATCTAAAAGGTTTTCATTTAAATCCTCAAATTCATCATCTAAATCCTTTAGGAATATTGATCGGAATTGTAATTGTCTTAGTATTAGTGTAACCTTATATAATGTTTCCATAGTAATGTTTTATAAGAGGGCCCTATGTAGGGATAAGGGCCCAGGTTATATTTAGAATGTAGGGATTCCAAATATGATTATGTATGTGATTAATAAATCGATTAGGACTAGGGCTATGATAATAACGTTAGTTGGTATCTTATTTAATCTTAACATAATTTATTTATTTAATTGTGTTGGTTAATAACAGTCATCTGGATCCATTATTTGGATATTATTAAATATCTCTATAGCCCAAATCTCATTACCTTTTATTTCAGTAACTTTATTTTCTGTTCTACCAAAACCTGGTGCTCCAGAGGATGCATGTAATATATCCCCCACTTTGGCATTTGGATATGTTTTGGTTGAAGCATAATGATAAGGTGTTTTTTTATTTTCCATAATATAATTATTTATTTATTTATACAAATATAATTTATTAAAGTTCACCAGTAATACTACCACGGCCGTCGAAGGAGTATTAAGGCCTTTAGGTTAATCCTCTATAAGGCCCTCAAGCCATATACATACACCCATTGCTCCTGGGCCCTAACACAGTATCCTTACACAACAAAGCCCAGGATATAATCCTAGGCCTTATATAAATTAACCCCAAGCCCATACCAATAGTGTCTTGAACATATTAGGGTATTCATGTTTCCAATCCTGAACTACCTCTAGTTTCTCAAATTCCTCATAACCCATAATATCACTGGATGCCATTGCAAAATCCACCAGATTAATAAAACCTGGTACCCTGGGATTAATCAAATCATAAGGTGATAACATATCCCTTATGGCCATAAGGTAGAGCTCATTTAAATCACCCTCTGTTTGAAAAAAGGTCCTTTTTGGTAAATAGTTTTTCCAGGGGTTAAATGAATTTAAATCCCTAGGTGTTTTAAGGTCATCTGATAAAAGTTTACTTATAAGGTTAGTTGGTAATTCCCTAAATGCTTTGCCTAATGTGTAGGTGTTTTTAAGGATTTGATCTGCTGTAATTGATTTCATAATTTCTATTTATTTAATTATTTATTTATAATACAAATATAATAATTAATAAAACACCAGATTATCCTTTACGGCCGTAGACTGCTTAAAGGCCCTAGTCTATTAAGGCCCTAAATCACCTCAACAATAAGGCCCTACCATTGAAGGCCCTAAGATCGTAAGTAAAGCACCTTTGCTGGGGGCCCTAAAACAACATAAATAAGGCCCTAAGATATTAATCCCAGAGCCCTACCACGAGTACTTTACCCCCAACAAAACTTTCAATATGTATTAAGGACTTAAGGCCCTATATCTGATCCTCATCAGGATCTATCTCAATCTCCCTAGCCCTTCTATCTATATGTGTAGCCTTAGCTGGCCGGTCTACCTTGCTATCTGATAACTGTGCCAGATCCTTAAAATTAAGGCCCTCTCGACTATCATCAAGGCCTTGTTGTTCATTAGCCTTTACAATAGGAGTAGCCCCTATATTATACTTTTCAAATAAGGCCTTCTTAGCGGATGGATCTTCCAGCAACGAGGGGCCGTCTTCTAACTTAGCCTGCTGATGCATAAGTTCTAATGCTTGATGGGCAGTAAGGTAATTATGGTTCTCTTGGTTGTTATCGCCATTGTGGTTGTTCAGAGTTATATTAAGGCCTTGGTTGCCCCCTAGCGATTTGGCGATATTAAGGATTCCGGATGTGGATTCCATAACTAGCTTTAGGGCCTTATTGACCTCTCCGGAAATGAAAGGTTTGTATACACCCCCTTGCTCAGAAGCTAGTATACTATGCTGCTCTAGAGCTAAGCTACGGTCAGTCAGTGCATTTCCTAGAGTGATTCCAATTAGTGCCCTGAGTTGATCACCTTGTTGTTCTGGGTCTACCATTTGATATAGATCTTTACCCTTATTAGTAATCCTTTCTAATATCATCTGTCTGTCTATTCCTATATACCTTGCAAATACTTCTATGCTCATGGCCTTATTACAGTAAGTGAAATTGCTATTGATATATGAATCTATTATATGTAATTGTAATAGGTTGTTATCTTGATTATTATTTATTGATGCCCCTATGTTTGTTGTTCCTATTGGCCTTGGTGTTCTCATAATTGTTTTATTTATTTAAAGATTTATTTTTGTTTTTGGGTTGTTGGTTAGGTTTGATACCTGGGTGATTAGTTGTTCTAATTCATAGTCACTAAGGTTGTGGGTGGTTTCATTATCACATTCGTCTGTGATAATTAGTTGGTGATTACCTATTATAGGTGTGTTGGTTTTTAATTCTATTGTATTCATTGTTATTTGTGTTTTGGGTGATTAGGTGATTTTGGTATTGGTCTCCAATGTGTTGGATTATCCTCTTCTTCTGGACTAACATCTTTGTAAAAAGTATGTTCATTATTCCACCTAGCGGAATACCAACCAAAATCATCCATGCAACAAACTCTAGTTCCATTGGGGTTAAAATCTGGATGAACCCAATTTTCATTATAACCAATTACTTCAACTTCAGTTTCATTGGATTCTGTGTCACCATTTGGCAATCTATCTTCCACGCTTATCCATTGGTTAACTTCTTTATCTGCTTCACCTTTACAAGGGTTAGGTGTATAACTTAATCTATTAGATTTACCGTTATCGTTTAATTGGCTTTTAAGTGATTGTAGTTCTTTCTCATCTAAGGTGATTAAGGATTGTTTACTTATAATGCCTCCCTTATTGCGATTGGTGAACATTATTTGTGTTAGGTTTTGGTTACCTTTGTATAAGGTTTTGATTACCTTTATTTCTACTGGTTGTTTCATTGTTATTATTGTTTTAGGAGTAGTTCTGTTATATCCGCTTGGGTGATTAGTCCTATCTTAAGGTAGTTATCCTTTAATTCTAGATATCTTAGGTTTTTATGGTTTTCGTATTGTCTATATGCCTTTCTTAGTTCTGCTAAGGCCCTAATTTTTACAGGTGATAGGTGATTATCTTCTGATTCGGCCTTATTGATATTTAGCTCATCCTTTAGGTTTTGTAGTTCTTGATTATCCAGTACAGTTTGATAAACACTATTGTTATCCTTTATTGTTAGGATATTTACCTGGGTTTTTGTCTCTGCTAGTTTAACTCTTATGTGTTTCATGATCTTATAGTTCTTTATAGTTATTAATAGCATCTAATGCCTTCTCGTTGGTGTCATCTGGTTTCATTCCTAGTTGATCTTCTAATATAAACTTAAGGTCATCCAAGGCTTCTTCATCTAGTGCTCTTAGGTTTATTGTAATCTCATCCTTTGGTAAATAATGAGAAGCCTTATGACCTATACTCCTAAGCTCATTATCATGTAAATCAGTATGTGCATAACCTATCCCTAAGGGTCTTACTGGTATACCTTTCTTTAAAGCTTTTACAAATTCAACTCTTTCAGACTCTGCTTTTTCAAAACCTTTTTCGATAGTTTTATGAGTTTTATCCAAAATCTTACCCGCCTTCTTATATTGTTTTTGCTCCTTTCTCCACAGTGTTAGCATTTTCTTATAATAAGCCTCTGTTACTTCTAAGATTTCACCTTTTTGGTCCTGCATTTTAAATGTGAACCCATTGTCTGTTGTCCAGAATGATCTCCCATCTTGGAGAAGCTTTGCATTTAGTATCCCTTTATCCATAACTATAACTATTGTTTATTTAATTCTTTTAAACCTTTCTCTGCCATTAGGTCATTATAACTATATGCCCATGATTCTATTACTTCCACTACTGTTTCACCGGTTTCTTGTGATATATTATTAGCTGCATCTAATACATGTTCATCAATATCATAAGGGCAGCCATTTTGTTGGTCTAACCAATTCTTTGCGTCTTGGAAGGTTTGTTTATCTATGCCTTTTAATACTGTTTTGCCTACAATAAAATTTTCCATTATTTTTTATTTATTAATTATATTCAAATATAAGAAATTAAAAAACACTGGTATTACTCATTTTTAGGGTCCACGGGCTCATAAATTAACTCATCTTGAACCCTGGTTATTTTGATATCCTTACCCGGGTTAGCCTTTTTCATATCGTTTATAGTAGCCTTTACCAATTCATACTTAGTAGTTGGTAAAGGTAGATTAATATCTTTACCTGATAGTGGATCAAATACTGTGATCATCTTAATCTTTGTCATAATGGTATATTGTTTTATGTGTTTCTTTTAGCCTACCATATTTATCATACTTATTAGGCTTTCTCTTGATCTTATGTTTAGCAAATATATAGTTAACCAAAGCTGTTGTTACACCTAATACTTTAGGTATATTCTTTCTTTTTATATTATCTACACAGGATAATACTTTTGCTTCTATTTCTGGACTTATATTACTAATCATTTTTTTATAATTTTAATTACATCTTTCCAGTAGAAGTACCCAATAGTTCCTTTTGGCATCTCTTTTCTTTTAGATATAGCCTTAGCTAGAGCATTTTTCTTACTATAATGGTTTAATAATTTTATAGCTTTTTTATTAGGTTCTAGTGTATTCTTTCTCATCTCAGTTTTGGATATTCTTTTAAAAACATTAATAATAAAACTAGGATTATTAAAATCTCTAATCCGCCGAATATTTGATATATCTCTATTGACATTTATAACAATCTGTATATATTATTAATAGATATTTACCATCCTGTGTATCCAATAAATTTACCTGAGGTTGTACCTGGGTAAATGTTGAATCATTGGGATATTCTTCTCCTTTTCTTATATCGGTACCAGTAAAGTTTACTTTATCTATAATACCATCAGGAAATTCTACCCTTAAATGGTAATCTATTCCTTGTATTTCCCAGCCTATTTTAAACATATTACCATTTTCTACCGTATATATCTCCCTATCCGGGTAAGCAGATATATCTATTTTTTCAAGGTTATCGGGGTTAAACCATACATAAGTAGTAAAACCCCTTTCTGTTTCCCCAGGGCCAATATACTCACATGATATAAATAATAGGCCTACCATTAATATAAATAACTTTCTCATAATTACTCGGTTAATGAATCTAACAATTTATTAATCATATCTATATTATCCTGGGCTTTTTTCTCTAATCCAGAAGTATTCCTATTTATAGTATGAGCCTTATCTATAACCCCTTGATTAAAGGTTTTGTTCTTTTGTAATAAATCCCAAAGGAAACTATACTGGTTATAAGTAATCTCTATAGAAACACCTTCCTCTGGGTCAGTTCCATTTATACCATAAACTGATAACCAATGCCATATATTTAGGGAATTTGCTATGATTTCACCATTATAATCTATATCACCATAAAAAGCATAACCCCAAGCATGGTAATCTATTAAATCACCCCTCCATTTTTCCTGGGATAATTCCCAGCCTTTAGTAATTCTATTAAAGAACATTTGACAAAATTCTTTACTGGGGGCTTTCTTACCTACTACCTCAATATATTGTAATAGGTGTTCTCTTTCTTTTTCGAAATCTTCGAAGGTGTAATTTGAGTTTTCCATTATTTGTTTTTTATAGTTAAATATTCTAACACATTCTCTTCAGGGTCTGGGAATAACCTTTTAAGTTGTTCTAGTTCTTCTACGTAATCAAAATCCTTGGGAATATCCATTTCCATTTCATCCCAAGAGTCTTCGATAAGCTCTTCTATAAGCTCATGGTTTTGTGAAGAGTGAACTAATAAGCCTATTAATTTTATTTCATTAGATGTTAGGTGTTTTTCCATTTTATTTTATTTATTAATTATATTCAAATATAGTAATTAATAATTCACTATATAAACAACTGTCTTCTTTTGTCGAGCTCTAGGAAGCCCAAAGGATTTGATTTAATATAATATATTATAAGGCCTTTATTTGTAAGGGTTTAAGGCCTATAAACAAACAAAGGCCCTTAGTGTAGAGCCTTTGTAATATATTATAATTTTTAGGGATTATTATAAAATCCCCAATTTTTTAAATATTAGGGTTCTTAATCCCTTAAATCCAAATTCTAGATTGGTCTTACAGTGATCCTCATTTTTATGACAAATCTCTTTATAATTTTTTATAATTGAATACTTAAACTCTTTATCCAATAACCTTAAAACAGGTTCCCATTGTTCACCTATACCGGGTAAAGAATCCATAGGTATTTTATCCCTAATTAAAATATATTTAGGGCTAGGTTTATCTTGGAAGGTGAATATACCGTTTACCGCTAACAGGAATTCCCCATCAGGGTCTACTTTCTCGATATAATCTTTTTCTATCAATTTCCTTATGGCCTTACCATCTTCTATACCAGCATCTATTAGGTCCTCATAACTGTAATCCCTTATACCGGCCGCTTCTTCTCCAGTTGGGAAATCACTTAACCCTGCATATAGGTCATAAATAATAACAATAGGCCTTTCATTAAATCCCCGGCGATCTCTAAATTCTACCATTATATCCTCATTTCCGGTAAGGCCAAGTGTATCACTTAAATCACTTAGACTCCCTAATAAACCATTTAGATCTCTTATTGCTTCTCTTGTAATTCTGAATTTAAAATTTTCTAGTTCCATTATAATAATGTTTTTATAAGTTGTACTCTAATTTGATTTAATTTATGGGTACTTAAGGTTTTCCTATCTAAGTCTAATTGCTTAACTATATCTATGACCTGATCATCATCTAGGAAAGTATCACCTTTACTTTTTTCTATAGATTCCCAATCTATAAATGACACTGGTTTTAAGAACCATTCCATTATTTCCCAATATTTATCTAAATAATTAGGTCCCGGTTTAATCAAACCTTTTTCTAAGGCCTCTTCAAATATACTGGGATTTATATCGGTTTCCTGAAATTCAATGCTAAATTCCCCATAATAACCTTCTGGTTGACTTATATAGTTTAACCAAAGAATTTTTTCATATGATGCTATACTCCAACTTATTTGATCATTTATTGGTTTCCTTAAATCAATTATTACCTCGTTAAGTTTTAAATCATTACAAGGATTTTCAAATAAAGCAAGGATTAATATATTACGTTTAACCCTATCATTTTGAGGTACATCTTCTTCCAGGTTTTTGGCTAGATCAAATATATCGCTTATACCTAAAGAATTTTCTACGGTTAAGATACCATATTTCAGTTCAATGTACTCCCAAATAATATCTTGGGTGATTTGATAACAAAAGGGTGTTTTAATTGAATTTTCCATAATTACTTATTTTTATTTATTATTAATTTATTCAAATATAGAAATTAATAATTCACCTTTTATCACCTTTTTTAGGTTTTTTATCCTTACTTAAGGCCCAGGCTATCATAAATAAAAATATAGCATAGGCAATATATATTAAGCCTATAATTTCCCAGGGTTTTAAATCTTTCATGATATAGGGTTGTTTTTATAATAGTTAATGAGATGTGTTCTTTTAGGGCCTTTATAATTTTTCTCTATAAAGGAAAGTACCTGTTGTTGAGGCCCTAATTTAGGCTGTGGTTGAAATTTTATTTTTGAGGCCATTTTCTGCTTGTTTTAAACCATAAGGTGTAATTGAGTAAAGTTTGTAAGATTGGTTTTTGAAAGGTTTGAATACCTTTTTAATATAACCCCTTTTTACTAGGTTGTCTATCCTATCCTCAAACTCTTTAGAATATAACCAATCCCTATTTAATTCTGGGCCTAAATTGAATGGTTTTTTATTTAGGATTTCATTATTATAGAATATAAACAAAAACATAATATTATGATTATAGCCCATACTTAAGAACTCTTTCCTATCTATATAGTTAGCATCATGTATCACCATTAATAATCCATTTTAGTTAAAAGTGAAACATATTGACTTTCTGATATCCGATTTGGTGATTTAACTTTATTATCCCACCAATCCCTAAATTCATTAACCCTTTGGGCTAATATATAAATATCATTCTTATATTCGCCAAGACTTTCCATATTATTCTTTTACTATTTTCCTTATTTTGGCTCTAAGGGGACCATCAACCCATATAGCTTTATACCCTTTAGGTATATTTAGTTCTTTTTTCTTTGCAAGGTTTAATATTTCTTGAGCTTTATTTTTAAGCCCACTTGGCGAACCTTCATAATCCCAATTTAAATTGCCTTCTGCCATATCCTTATGTATTTAAAATTCTCTAAACCTTTTAAGCCTTGTTTTAAATCACCAGGGCATTTATCAATTAATCCCTCATAGTGAACCTTAACTTTTTTAAGGCCTTGTGTTTTAAATGCATATCTTGCATAGAATAATGTAGCTTTTTGATTTAAAGAATTAGTTTGATTTTCCATTTTATATGTGTTTTAGATTAAATAGTATTCTCATCCTCTAGGTATCCTTTAGGAAAGTATTTAGCAGCTTTCTTTACTTGACCTTGGGCTATATGTACTATAAGTACTTTAACATGTTGGTTAATATAATACCGGATATTATCTTTATGTAAATAATGGTCATAAAGTTTTAGTATCTTATTTTTAGCTTCTAGTTCTAATTTAGTTTCATTATTAAGATATGATTCAACTAAATCCCTATGTTCTTGTAATAGGTTGGAATCTTTAATTTCCCCGTGATTTAAATTACTCATAGTTTCTATATTTTTTTTTATTTTATTAGTTATTCAAATATAATAAATTAAAGAACACCGGTATAACACATTAATAAGGGGATTATACCATTAAATACAACCCCCTTATACTAATACAGTTTCCATATGATTAAGGTACCAATAATACCTCTTTCCTATAAGATTTATATTCCCTATCCAATTTTTTATATTCTTTGGATTTTTCATCCAATTTAAGTAAATGCAATTGGAAGGAATTGATTTTATTTCTAACTTTTTGGCGAAATTTTTTCCTTTTAAGAGTATCCTTCATTTCGTTTGGGTAATCATATTTCAATTCCCTTTTGGTCTCTACTACCTTGGTAACGGTATCCTTGATATTCTTTTGATCAAGGTCTTTTTTGTTTACCTTTTTTCTGGTTACCTTTTTGGTATTACCTACTTTAGCTTTTGTACTTTTGGACGTTTTAGCTTTACTACTTACTTTTTTAACAGTTGCCATAATCTAAATGGTTTTAATTAATAATTTATTTTAATTTGATAATACAAATATATTTTATAATAATTCACCGTAATAGCCGTTTGACAACTAATTTGAACTAGAATAGCCTTAATTGCCCATTATTAACCTTTTTAGGCTTTTTCTTTTTCTTAGGCTTCTTATTAAGATCCTTATAAAATCTTTTCCTAATAGGTGTTATGTCTAATCGGGATAATACCAATCCAAACTTTTTTATTTTCTTCTGTTCTTTCCCCTTATCAATTACTTTTAGGCTTTGTAGGGGGAAATTTGATTCCCTAGCTTTTACCTTACGCATACCAAATGCTAAAGTCTTATTATTTCCATAATTACCCAGTACATCATAATCTCTACCAAAGTTATAGTAATATCTTAACTCCCAATCACTAGTCTCGGTATTTTTCATAAATCTCTTCTATTAAATCTGGGTTATCTTCTAGGTATCTTTCAATTTCCTCTTCTCTGGTAGGTACATGCCTACCAGGTGTATAAATATAACTACCTTCACTTTTAAAGGACTGTTTTTCTCTTAACATCCTTATCTCCTCGTCAGAGTAGGATTTATAACCATCCCCTTCATTATAGTTGTAGCCCCTGATTTCTTGATAGGTAGTTTCTTGTTTAGGGGGTCCTACTGTATTCTCTTCTAATTCTTTCTGCCTAGCTCTAGAACTATTCCTTTGTAATAAATATCCTGAACTTATTATACTGGTTATTGCTAACCAAGCTAATACCTTTCTCATTGTCCTAATTTTAAAGTTCTACTTGTTTTACTTTTACCCGAGACCCCTTTATTTAGGTTTAGGTTTTTACCATCCCTAAAACCTAATTCTCTACCGGATTCAGATGAATAACTTCGGGCTTTACCCGTTCTTATGGTATTAAATAGTTTACTAGCTTCTTCTGATATAGCTCTATTATGTGATATAACCAGAGATGACATACCCGAGTATTCCTTTTTGGCCTGTTCTCTTATTTCCCTTAGTTTAAAATAGATACCACTAACAGCCCCTTTATAATAACCCCTTTTAAAAGCATTGGATTTATCTGGCCCATTATATTCTTTCCAAGCCTTTAATCTTAACTCCTTTATTTTTGGGATTATATTGCTACACATATAATCTATCATATCTATATTGGCCTGCTCACCGATGATAGTAAATTCATACATGTTATGTTTTACAATTTTACCAAAGTTAAATATGGATACAGTATGATAAAGGCTAATTAACCAATTACCATCTGTTTTTTGCCATTTAAATTTATCCCTCATGTTGAATACATCATGCTCTATTTTAATAGTTTCATCATCTAAATCTAATTGGGATTTTTCTAGATTATATTTGGCTAGTAAATCCTGGGCCTTAGCCATAAAGGCCTGGGCTTCTTCTAATGAATCTATCTCTTTTGCTGATTCTGCTTTCTTGAATAAAGCTGCTATTTTCTTTTTAATATTTTCCATCTATGCCAGGTAATGCTTTTATTAAATCTTCTTTAGTTATATCATCTTCTAGATCTAAATCTATTTCAATGAGTTCCTCAGAGAATTCTCTCATGATATCTATCATCTCTACAAGAGATCCTAATTCTCTTGTACTTAATTGATTTTCTTCGCATTCTGGATCAAGTTTAATATCCTTGAATGCTTCTAAACAATCCCTTAAATCAGATAGGGTATTTTCGAATCTACAATAACTCATGTTTGCCATAACTATTTATTTTATTTATTAATTTATTCAAATATAATAATTAAAAGAACACCATATAAACAGAGAAAGACCCCATATTATTGGGGTCTTTCAGGTGTAATTAACTAATAAATAAAAATACAGAAAAAATCGCTTAGTCCTCTTTAGTATATTCAAATTGGTCTTTAATATTCCTTGCGAAATAAGAACCAATTGAATCTGCTGCTAAAAGCATAGCATATTCTGTTTCAGGTACATCATGATAATGATATATAATATGATTAAAAAATTCTACAGATAATATCTGTTTATCTTGGTCATACTTTACACGGTTAATATTTGAGGATACCGTTTTTACCCACTCACCTTTTTTCATAATAATTTAATTTAAGGCCATTGGCCAATCAATTTTAAAATCAGTTAAAATAAATAACCTTTCCCATATAGAGGATAGTGCCTGAGGATACCTATCCTTATAATTATCCTCGATTTGAAAAAGTATATGCTTATATATTGATAGCTCGTATTTATCCATTTTTTGAATAGAATCCGGGTCCTTGATAAAATTATTTATTTTTGCGATTTTAATATCAAGTTCGGCTATAAAATCCTCCTTAGTAATATCATTATAAATAAATAACATTACCAGGTCATCATCGGTTAAATGCTCATTATTATATATTCTACGTAATGAGGATAATTGAATACGGGATATATCAACAATTATTTGTTTTTGCGCTGGGCTTAATTTATCAAATAATACCATTCTTATTTTTTATTTAATTTATACAAATATAAATTATTATTTTACACCGGATAATCTCAATTTAATCCTCTCTCTGATGATTCTTTCATCTTCTGTTGTTGGACAATAATCCCTATATAAGTGGTCAGGTAAACCTTCAAATGCACCCCCATAAAAGGTAACTTTAAAACCCCTCTTTATGCATTCAGTATATAATAATACATACCTTATATGTAAATAATAAAGCTTATCATAGAAGAATTTAACGTGCCCCTTACCTAATGTAAATACTCTGGGTATGTTTTCCACCTTAGCTTTACCCGATTTTATAGTATTAGGTATACGTTTTATCTCCCTATGCTCAGCTAATAGGTGTTTGTCTGTTAATTCGGCTGGAGGTATCCCACAATTAATTCTGGTCATGATTGTTATTTATTAAGAATTTTATCTTTTATTTTTTCTATAGGTAATTTACCATCCTTATCAAATATATTTAAAGAGGATTCAACTATACCTAGTATACAATAACCTATAAATATGATAGAGATTATAAGTATTAATAACATTAATATACCTATTAAAACCATTAAAAGATTAACCTTATTTTTAACCTCTAATACAAATAGCACCATGCCATATATACTAGTAAAATAGAATAAGGTAACAGCACCATAACCTAAATATCTAATAAATTCTTTAATCATAATTTCTATTTATTAATTTATTCAAATATAATAAATTAAAATTCACCATGTAAACCCTTTATTAGAACCGTCACATCATCGGGTTTTAAAGCATCAACTCTTTTTTGTAAACCTGCTTTGGTTTTAGCCTGGGTATTTACACCCATTGAATTAAGTACAAGTGATACCTTTTCTA